TGACGGCCGCCGGCACCGCCACGGCCTACCATTTGGACCCGGCGCTCTACGCCGGCGGCGTGGTTTCCGGCCCCCTGTCCGTGGCGGCCGCGCCCCGGCCCAGCGTGACCGTGCCGGCGACGGGAACCACCGGCCCCGCGCCCGTGGCCGACCTGGCCACGCCGCAGGGCCAGGCCCTGGCCATGGCGGCGGCCGTGTGCAACTTGGAGCGGGCCGTGGCCATGGGCAATGCCGCCGGCGCGGCGCTTTCCGCCGAGGCGGCCGCGCCGTCGCTCACCCCGGCCGAGGTCGAAACCATCGTCGGCGCGACGCGCCAGCGTTACCAGGACTGCATGGACGAGCACCGGCTGGTGCTGCCCACGCATCAGGCCTATCCGGTCGTCGAGCACTTGCGCGCGGCGGCCCTGGCCATCCAGGAGCTGGGGGCCACGGTCATTCACCTGCACCCGCCGCTGGTGACGCACACCGCGCCGAGCCTGTGCAACCTGCGGCTTTTCGCCCACTGGCTCTACGGCGACCACACCCGGGCGGCCGAATTGATGCGGCTGAACCCCGGCCTGCGCAATCCCAACTTCATCGCCCAAGGACAGGCGCTCCATGGCTTCGCCCGCTGAAGACCGCATCACCATCCGCGTGGCTGGCCGCGAGCATCGGGACTGGACCACCTACCGCATCGAGTCGCACCTGATCACCCCGGCCGACGCCTGGCGCGTGACGCTCGGCATCCCGGCGGACAGGATTCCGGCCACGGTGCGGCCCTGGGCGGAAATGGAAGCCTGCCTGGGCCAGGACGTGGTGCTGACCGGCCGCATCGACCGCATCGAGCGCGAAGTGGCCAAGGGGTCGCAGTCCCTGACGCTTTCCGGCCGCGACGGGGCCGCCGTGCTGGTCGATTGCTCGGCCCCGATCTCCACGCGGCGCAAGGTGACGCTGACCGAAGTGGTGGACCTGGCCGTGCGGCCGCTCGGCGTCTCGAAAGTCCGGGTGGAGGTCACGAACGCGCGGGAGAAGGTGGAGATCGAGCCGGGCATGGCGGCCTGGGACGCGCTGGGGCAGGCCTGCGAGGCCAACGGCTGCTGGGCCTGGTTCGAGCCGGACGGCACGCTGGTGGTCGGCGGCCCGGATTACGCGGCCGCGCCCGTGGCCACGCTGGTTTTGCGCTTCGACGGTCGGGGCAACAACGTCCTTTCCCTGTCCGTCAGCGAGGACGTGTCCGGCCGCTACAGCGAGGTCACGGTGCTGGGCCAGTCCCACGGCACCGAGACGGCGGACGGCAAGCACGACATCCAGCATCGCGAGTCGGACCCGGACGTGCAGGGCTACCGGCCGCTCATTCTCGTTGCCGGCGACTGCGACGGCGCGACCGAAGCCAAGCGCCGGGCGCAAAAGGCTTTGATGGATTCCCGCCTGGAGGGCCTGACCCTCACCGCCCTGGTGCGCGGGCACCGTGTCAGCGAAGCCGGCCAGCCCTGGACGCCCGGCCAGCGCGTGCGCCTGGTCAGCGAACCCCACGGCCTGGACGCGGTGTATTTCCTCATGGGTCGCACGTTCCTGGGCGGCCGCGACAAGGGGAGCGTGACCGAGCTGACGCTCAAGGAAGACGGCGTCTGGCTGCCCGAGCTGGCCAAGACCGGCGGCAAAAGTAAAGGCAAGGCGGCGAGCGCCGGGAAGGTGGTGGACTTGCTATGAGCAATGATTTTCTGCGGCGCATGGACGCCAAGATCGCGCGCGCCCTGTCTCGGGTGCGCCTGGGCTTTCGCGCCGTGCTGACGGCGCTGGACACTGCGCCCGGCGTGCAGCTTGTGCAGGCCGACGGCCTGGCCGGCGAGCAGTTGCAGGCCTCGGAAGTCTTCCAGCACTTCGGCTTTACGTCAGCGCCGCCGGCGGGCAGCCAGTGCATTGTGCTGCCGCTTGGCGGCAAGAGCGCGCACAGCGTCATCGTGGCCACCGAGCACGGCAGCTACCGCGTGCAGGCGCTGAAAAGCGGCGAAGTCTGCGTGTACAACCAGTCCGGGGCCAAGATTACGCTGAAAGAGCAACGCGTTGTCGAGATCGAGGCCGACAAGCTCAAGGCCGTCATCAAGGACGACATCGACATGACGGCGGCGCGCATCCGCCTGCGCGCCAGCGAGCGCATGGGGCTCTATGCGCCCGTTTGGGATTTAGGCGGCGACGAGGACGGCGCGGACTGCGAGGGCGTGTGGCGCGGCAATCTGCACATCACGAAGGTGTCGCGGGCGGACGTGGATCACATCACCGGCAACATTTCCCTCGTGCATCACGTGCACCGCGAGCATGACGGCGGCGGGCCGACGGACCCACCAAAGGATGGGGACGAGTGATCCTTCTGAACTCCTTCACCTATCACGTCGGCGTTTGCCGCCACTAGAGTGGCGGCCATGGGCATCGACCAGGGCATTGATCCATACAGCGGCGAATATTTGCAAACCAGGATAAACCACCTGGGCAATGCCGTCTATATTCGCCTCGCCACGCCGCTCGGTTCCTGGTGGGCGGACCCGTCCATCGGGTCGCGGCTGCATGAGCTGGCGCGCTCCAAGGATTTGCCGCGCATCGGCAAGCTGGCGCGGCAATACGCCGCCGCAGCCCTGCAACCCCTTATTGATGACGGCCGGGCGCGCTCCATAGACGTGACTTCCGAACAGCCCCACGACGGCCGATGTCTGCTTTGCATCACCGTCGTGGATGCGCTGGGCCGCCAAGCCACTTTCCAGCATCCGGTGCGGGTGGCCTGACCATGTATTCCATCCCCAGTTTCGAGGACATCCGCGCCGCGTACCTGCGCGACATCCGCAACCAGCTGCCGGACGCGGCCGTAGACGCGGACAGCGACTTTTACATCCGCGCAACAGCCGTGGCCGCCGCCGTGGACGGGCTGTATCAGCACCAACTCTGGATCGCCCGGCAGGTGCTGCCCGATACCGCCGACCCGGAATACCTGGAGCGCCACGCCGCCTTGCGCGGCATCACCCGCAAGCCCGCCATCGCCGCCAGCGGCGAACTGGTCGTCCAGGGCACGCCCGGCGCGGTCCTGCCCGCCGGCGAGACCGTGCGCCACGTGGCCACGGGCCTGACCTTTTTAACCACCGCCCAGGCCACCCTCGGCGCGGACGGCCGGGCCGTCGCGTCCGTGGCCGCCGCAAAGGCCGGCGTGACGCCCGTCTTCACCGGCGAGCCGGTGCTCTTCGTCCAGGCCCCGGAAGGCATACTGTCCCAGGCCGGGCTGACCCTTTCCGGCGGCGTGGCCGCCGAGACAGACGCCGCGCTCCTGGCCCGGTTGCTGGACTACATGCAGCACCCGCCAGGCGGCGGTAATGTCTACGATTACCGGCGCTGGGCGCTGACCGTGGCCGGCATCTCCCGCGCCTGGACCTTTCCCAACCGCCGGGGCCTGGGCACCGTGGACGTGGCCGTGCTCGGCCCGGACGGACCGGCCGCGCCGTCGGCCATCGCCGCCGCCCAGGCCGTGGTGGACGAAAACCGTCCGGCCGCCTGCAAGGATACCTGGGTGCTGTCGCCCACACCCGTCAACGTCCTGGTCAAGGTGGCCGTGCGCCTGGACCCGGCCGTCACCACCCTGGCTCTCTACACCGCCCAGCTCCAGGACGCCCTCGCCGACGTGCTGGCCGACGTGCCGCCCGGCGGCGTGGTCTACCGCTCGAAAATCGAAGCCGTGTCGTCCAGCCTGCCCGGCGTCATCGACCGCCAGGTGCGGGTGCCCCAAGCCAACTTCGTGGCCGTGGTGGACGCACAGCGCCTGGAATGGCCGCGCCTGGGCCTGGTCGAAGCGGAGGCGCTGTGATGGCCGGCCATGCCGCCTTGCTCCAGGCGCTTTTGCCGTCGAGCTACGCGCCTGCCGGCCAGGTCGTGGACGAGCTGGCCGCCGCTGGCGCGGCCCTCGACAGGGCGCTGGCCGTCAGCCTCGACCCCTTGCGGGGCCTGACGCCACTTGCGGCGCTCGAATGGCTGGAGGACTACGAACGCGTCTACGGCCTGCCCGGCGACTGCCGTCAGCAGGGGCTTTTGCTCCAGGAACGCCTGGCGCTTTTGGCCATCGCCCTGGCCGAGCGCTCGGCCATCAACCGGGCCTATTTTATCTGGCTGGCCGCCCAGCTCGGCTACGCCGTCAGCATCGAAGAGTTCGGCCAGTTCAAGGCCGGCCACTCCCGCGCCGGCGAGCGCATCAGCAACTACGAAACGCTTTTTTCCGCCGGCTGGCGCGCCGGGCGCTCCCTGCGCCAGGGCGCGCTCTGGCAATACGTCTGGATGGTCCACGCCTCGGGCGAGCCCACGACGGTCTTTCGCGCCGGCGTCAGCGGCGCGGGCGAGCCGCTGGTCAGCTGGAGCAACCAGCTTCTGGAATGCGCCATCCGCAACGCCGCCCCGGCCCACACCATGGTCCACTTTGCCTACGGAGGATAACCGCCATGCACAGAATCGACGGCCCCGGAGCCGTGAACAGCCTTTTCACCGAGGGCGATCCCTCGGTGCCGCAGATGGCCACGGTGGTTACGGCCGCCTGGCTCAACGACGTCCAGGAAAACCTGGCCAAGGTCATCGAAGCGGCGGGCATCACGCTGCAAAAAGGGAATTTCGACCAGCTGCGCCAGGCCATCAACCAGCTGTCCGGCTCCGGCGAGATCGGGGAAATCAAGCTCTGGCCGAGCGAGACCCTGCCCGCCAACGGCGACTGGATGGAATGCGACGGCGCGTCGCTGCTCGTCGTCGATTACTCGCCCCTTTATGCCGCCATCTCCAACACCTGGGGCACGGCCACGGCCGGTCGGTTTCGCCTGCCCGACCTGCGCGGCCTGACGCTGCGCGGCTGGGACCATGGACGCGGCATGGACCCCGATGCGGCGCTGCGGACCGGCGGCGACCACGTGGGCTCCTCCCAGGACGACGCCCTCGAAAAGCACGACCACCCGACAGGCATCGCCCGTGGCTACGCCGCCGGCGGCTATGAAGGCACCGACGACGGCACCTACGTC